TTTCTTCTACGGTGTATAACCTGCCGTTGCGATACCAGCTCAGTCTGATGACGGCAAAGATGTGAGGTTGCATCTGCCCTTTAACGCAGACGAGATGTTGCCTGCGTGGTTTCTTGGCTTCCATAGCTAACCTCCAAAGCCAGTTCATCATGCCGGGATTTCTTCTAGATCCTCAGGCTCTACAGATTCTTCTGGCATTTCTTCTTCCATCGCTTGCGGCAGCCGAGGTTCAGGCTGTGCCATCTCGATTAGACCGCCAGCCTGTGTTGCTTCAATCTCTTCTTCGATGTCAAACTCGTCGCCTAGTACTTCACCTTCACTGAGCCTGTCGAGCAGGGTTTTCTGTGTGATCGTGCCTGCGGTGTAAAGCTGAAGCAGCGCCTGGATGTCCTGCGGCTCAAGGCGTGCGCCTAGGAAGTCGCGGTTAACGTAGCTGCTACCAACCTCGGTGATGTTGAGATACTGCGCGTGATAGGTCAGGCAGTTGTCGATTAGATCTTGCATGTTTTGCGCGATTACCATCATCGTGCTGTCGCCTTGACTGCGGTCAATTCGCTTAGCCTCTGCAGTTTCTGCCGATAGCTTTTGCCCGAGCACAGCAGACAGACCTAGCTCGTTGATCTGGTAAGCGATCTGCTCCAGCCTGCGGAATTGCGATTCAAAGCTGTTACCAGACGGCTCGATATATTCTGCTTTGCCTTCTGCTGGGAAGGCGATTGCTTCTCCAGGACCAGCGGATACTTCCTCTGCGCTAGAAGGAAAGCCAAAGAAAGCAAGCATCGGGACGGCACAGATGTGGAGCTGATTGTCCAGATCAGATTGCACTTGATAGGCTTTTAGGTTTAGCTCCGCGATGTCTTCCATCGGCGGACGCGATTCAAAGAAGTTGACGCGGTTGGAGTAGGCAACGCTGAAAGGTATTTTGCTGAGTGTTGTGGTGCCGCTATCGAATACCTCGAAGTCGCCGGACTTTTCATCACGGCGATGCAGCTCAAAACCGCCAGGTGTTAGGACGCGTACCTGTTCGACTTCCTTCTCGCCGTACAACCCATCAGGCACGATCACCTTTTCTAGCAAACGAAGCTGGCTGAGTTGCTGCGCTCCATCTACCAGCTCCGTGCGCCAGCCGAGGATCTCACGCGGCGTATAACTGACCCAATAAGGTCGTCCATTTTCACCAGCAGCAGGAGCATCCACAAGCACACCAACGTGCCCGTAACGCACCATCTTTCGTGCGGTTTCATAGCACCAGACGTTGAGGTCGTTGCCTAGCAAGTCAACGTCGAATAGCTGTTCGCGCACGATGTCAGATACATCGTTTAACCGGACAGGCTTGCGAGTCAACATGCCAGCCAGCATCCGCTCAAGCCTGACGTAATACGGCGAGCAGACTGAACGAGCGAGCCTGTTGTCGTAGCTTTCATCCAGCTCGCGTGGTTCTTGCGGCAGGTAGCGGCGATGCTTACGACGCATCCCGTAGGTGCCAGACAGTAGGTCTTCAATCAGGATCCAGTGAGGCTCCTGAGCGTGCCAGGCGGTGTTGGCATCGTTGACCTTGGTGACAGACTGCCGCGCCATGGGGCGGTCGTAGAAGTTATACCCTGAGTACATGGCGCCGCTTCGATAATCAAAGTTTAGGTCATGCAATAACCAGACTCGCAACCGTCTTGCTCATCAAGCCATTCAGGGAATAGCCCAAGCTGGTGAGGAATAACCTGATCAAGGTTGCGCTGCCTTCGACCACCGATGCCAGACAAATACACAGGATCCTTCCCAAGGGAATGACGCCGCTGTTGCAGCACGCCTTCAAGGTTTACTGCGCTTTGAAACAACTCTGGTTCTTCGCGTCTAAGGCGTGTCCACTGCTCTGTGGTTTTGAACGGGCAAAACCAGCAGGAGGACTTTGGGGGTTGTGGCAAGCCAGCATCAGAAGCAATGGTCAAACAGTCAGAGCGGCTGATGCCTAGCTCAATCAGCGGGTAAGCGGAGATGTAGCCATCCGTTTCCCGCGATGGGGTCGCGCGGTGCGGCTCATCAGTGCTGATGCCCTTTCCAAGAGTGCAGCCGGGTGCATTGCGCCTGATCCAGCTGGCGATGGGCCTAATTTTGAAAGCCTCTGTGCATTTGCGGTTTCCAGGCATCCCACCAGGCATAAAGGCAGGGATGTCAATGGAACGCTCCTGCTCAAGCAAGTGGTCAAAGAGGTCGCGCTGTCTGCCATGCCGATCAACCCATGAAACGTCAATCCACCTGATGTCGTGGTTTGCGGCGAATGGCTTGAGGTGATTGGTGATGTAGGCAAGTGTTGCTGGTGACTCAGCTTTGTCACCTACGTTGGCAAACACAAAAGTGCGGTAGGGAATCTTCCCCTGCGCTGCCAATACCAGGCAGGCAGTTGACTGGACTCCACCACCGCACGAGAAAACGTATTCCACCGATCAAACAGCTACAGCGACATCAGCAGAGGCAGCCTGCAGCGTGACGGACTTGCGACCAATCTTGATCTCAAACTCGTCACCAGGCTTAAAGCCCATCTCCTGAACGTAGCCTTCACCGATCTGCAGCTTGCCGTTGAACTGCACCTTGGTCTTGTAGGTCAAGGCACGACCGCGCTTGCTGTTGGACTTCATTTCAAAGCCCTTGGCTTCGAGAAGTGCTTCGTAGAAAGCGGTGTAGCAGAGCTTGCCGTTTTTGTCGGTGTAGCCACACTCGCGGACAAGATCAGACTTGTTGAGATCTTTGAGCTCTTTGACCTTGGCGAGTAGTTCTGAACCCTTGAGCATGAGTAGGGGTAAAGCGGACCCGGTAAAGATAGCACTAATACAGGCGGATGCCAGTAGACCTGCCAGCGCCCATGTGCAGCGGATTGAACTCACGCCAGATCAGGTAGCCCAAGGCATCGTTCATGTGGTCATGCCCTGAATCCTTATCAGGGTCGCCCTTTTCGGTGTAGCACTGCAGCTCCAGGCATTCGATCATCCGCTTACAGGTTGCGCTGATCTGCAGCCTGACCTGTCCTTTCCCATTTTCGAGTAGTGCTTGCACAGCAGAAACCCTGTCCCTGACTGGTGGGTTAGCGCGTGGTGACTGATTTGCCATGCCATACGACTCAAGAATCTGGATGTCGGTTTGGCTGGCGTTGGTACTGCGATTCCCACCGGAGGCGTCAGGGTAGACGTAGATCTGACGGTTGGGGTAACGCGCTTTGATCTGCTGCGCCAGGCTGTCGGTGTCGTGAGCACCGCTTACCTCGTCGATCACGAGCAGCGTGTTGTTTAGCTTCACGCCGATCACAGCGGACATATTGCCGACGTTGAAGTCAACGCCAATGCGTAGCGGTTCGCGCTCAGTGTCTGGCAGCTTGCTGATGACGTGCTTGGTGCGGTCGAATCTGTCGTAGACCGTGCCGGTGGTGAGGTTGACAAACTCACCGTCTAGGTAAGCCTTGAGCAGTGTTGGATCGTAGTTCGCTTCAAGGCGCTCGATGAAGTCTGGTGGCAGGTGCGGGTTATCAACGGACCGCATTTTGATTAGCTTGCGATCCTGCCGTGTTTGTGCGTCTTCACTGCCGAAGGTGGTCCACATCCAGCGGAAGCCTTCAGGTGTTGATGCGGCGCCGAATTGCCGGACGTTGCCGGAGCGCAAGCGCCCGAGGATTTTGGGAAACGCTTTGTTTGCGATGGCAGGTGTCACGGTGTCGATCTCGTCTGCCAGTACCCAGGCAAGGTTCAGACCGATGATGCGTGACCAGTTCTCAAAGCTACGGCACAGGATCTTTGTGTCACCACCTGGTAGGTGGAGCATGTATTCCGGCAGCGGTGAAGCGCGGAAGGTGTATGGGATTTCGTAGTGCTCTAGGAAATCCTCAAAGTCGTTTTGCCAGATATCACGGATTAGGGGTCCGGTTGGTTCCATGACGCAACCGATGAAGCCTTGGTTAGCAGCAGCGAGGGTGACAGCTTTTGCTGCTAACGCTCGGGTTTTGCCTGCGCCGTAACCTGCGCTGATACCGATGATCTGGGTTTGATCGTCAGTGACGAACGCTAGCTGTCCAGGGTGAAGGTCAGCGTGGATGCGCCGCAGGAGATGATCGGTGTCTACTAGCTCCCCGAAATGGTTGAGCTGTTGTAGGACGTGACCTTCAGGAGCTGCAGCGAGGATGCTCACGAGCAGAGCTGCGCCAAGCGAGCAGCAGTATTGATGGCGCCTAGAGCGATGTGATACTGCCCGGCTTTGCGTGCTTCAAGCTGCAGAGTGGAGCACTGGGAAAGCAAATCAGCGATCATCTGCGGGCGTTCAATGTCCCAGTCAGCACGCAGTTGATTGCGTGCCAGCTGAAGGTATTTGTCACAGGCGCGTTCGCTTACCCCCCAGTTTTCCGATGCAAATCGTACGCAATCCGAACGTCGCCCACCGTTAGCGATGATGCGAGCGAAGCGTTGAGCGCGTAGTTCAGTTTCTGCTTTAGTACCGCGATGAGCTGCCATTAGGACACCTCTTGCGATGAATTGGAGCGAGGTGGTCGGTGATGCTCCGCCGCCGAGACGCTGGTAGCGTCTGTTGCCTGCTTACCTCGCGTATC